ACCGGGTCTGAGAACAAAATCACCGCAAGCCGGAACTCATTGGCGGTGGGGGCGAGGGCTAACGGCTTACAGAACCCTAGAGTGGCAGGATCACCTTTCCTGATAAGTCTGTGCCGTGGCCGGGGATGACAAAAGAATACGCCAAAGGTGAAGTGTGCGTAGCCCACAAAAGACGGATGGCGTCTGGAATGGTTCGGCTCTCAGTCCGAGGAAGATATCTTTATTATCTTCCTTGGGAGAGCTTTGACTTAATCCGGATGTTCAGCATCACCAAAGTAAATTCTTTAAGTTATTACATTACGCACGCGCGCGCGAAGGCGAATCTATTTCCCCAAGTTTCTTGCCTTCTTTCTGGCGAATTTATCTCCCAAATCCATTTCTGCTTTCTTTTTGGCGAATTTATTTTCCAAATTCATTTCAACCTGGCATTCCTAACGCCGGTTCCACAGACTTACTTAAAAATTCGCGCCAAGTTATTTTGATCCTTGAGAATTCCTTGGGAATTCCTCTTTGGATTTCTCCTTGGGAAGTTCTTAAAATTTCTTGGGACTTCCTTGGGATTCCTTGGGACTTTCTAGTACCGGCATTCAAGATTTCTGCTTTCAGGCAATCTCATAGGCTAAATCACTTGTGACGATACATGCCGACGTCGGTTTGAGAGACTGTGTTTGCTGCGACATGCAGTTATTTTCTCAAGAGGTGAACAAAATGGTCTCAATTCTTGTTATATGCGTCATCTGCGGTTCCTTGATCGGTCATAGCGTTGCTATGCGCTTGAGGGTATGATGGACATCGTAATCGGTATCGTAAGCGTTGGATTTGCACTTTTTACTTACTGATGAAGGGCGGAGATAATCATGGTTTTTCTATTTATTCTCGCACTCTATTGCGTCGCCGGTCTGATCGTTATGCTTACAGTCTATGGCGTCTATAGGCTGCTTTCTTGGGCTTTTGACGAGCGTTACAAGTACCGACGCGATAGGCTGTATCAAGGCCCGCTTTAACGCCGTCTGACAGAACGCAAGTTGCCAAGCAACTTACTTGTAATGCCTGCATTGAGTATTTAACATTCAATCATCGCAACGTTGCGATGAACTAAGGGAAAATTATGGAAAACTTCGAGGTAATTGGGTGCAGCGACCTGCACGTACCGGCTGATGCTGTTTTGAAACCCGTCAACGGCACTTTTCGAAGTTTTGTTTCGAGAAAAATGTTGGCAAACATTGGTCGCGAGTGGATGACGCTCGTATCTGACGTAAAATTGGAGGAATGTGACTCTAGCGGCATTCGTCGTCATGTAGTCAAAACCGGGTCAAAAATTCGATTGATTAAGTACGGAAACGCGACCGTTGCTGCCCGTGTAGCGGTTATTCCACCCGAAGAATAAACTAATTATACACAATAGGGGCGCACTTTGCCCGAAGGAGAAAATAATGGCGGACATTAGGGAAACAACAGGCAACCATCACGTTTTCACGTTTTCGGTGCAGGAACAGGCGGATTCCTTAGTCCCGAGCAGAAAAGAGAAGTGATGATCGACCGTTCCGTGTCAACACCTAAGCGGGTGCCTGTAGGAATCGAAAAAGAGGTCCTTGATAATCTTTCTCGCACGTCGGCAACGTGCGATGTATTCCAGGATGGGCGGTGCTTCATCTCAGGGCCGTTCGGAAATCTTGTTTTCAAGCCCTCCGACGTATCGGAGGAAACTCTTGCCCTGTTTATGAGTAGGGTGAGCTGAGCGTAATGTTAGGATGATGACGTTATTGACGTTATCTGATTCACTTGGCCTAGGCCATGCCACTCACCACAATTTGCCATCTTGATTCAACCGGCCTAGGCCAGCCATTCACTAACCCTAGGCCATCTGATCTACTAATCCTAGGCCAGTGATTCACTCACATCAGGCCACAGGAAACATGGCTGGAAATGTGAAAATAAGTTACCGTTGCCTATGATGCATTCGTAGAATGAACTTGTCGCAACGTTGCGACAAACAACACAAAGGAAAATGAAATGCTTACTGTTACCATTCTCGCCTATGACGAATACAACGATACATTCTCAGCAACCGCCCGTGACAGCCAACTTGATACTGATTTCACGATTGATATTCCTGCGCTGCTAATACCATACATCGCGCCTCAATCTATCGAGTTCGAAGATCCTCACGATATGGTCGGTATGCGCTTCGTGCTGAAATAGCCTGAATCAAGAGTGACGGTCCTCTATCTGACCGTCAAACTTAAATCGCTGCATGTGCAGCATCAAACCACAGGAGAGTATCATGAATAGTTTTAATCGCGTAGTTGTTGAATCCAACATTCCCGTAGCACAAGACGAATACAATTTTGGAAACGGACTCACGACAAAACAACGTCGTGAGCAGGAAGACATTACTGCTTGGCTGGAATTGCAAGAAGACGCTGAAATCGAATTGTTGATGTCGGAATATACCTGCAAGGCGCATCGCAGTTTTCGTCATGACGATGCATGGGCCTACGATTGAGCGTAGCGCATAAACAATAGGGCGGGAATCAGTCTCGCCCTACGTGTTCATTCTGCCGCCACCTAGGCGAATCTATTTTGGAATTGTTCATTTCCATCGCCTAGGCGAATCTATTTTTGAATTGTTCATCCTGCCGCCACTCAGGCGAACTTATTTCCGAAAGATTTTTGACTTTGCCTTGGGAGTCCTTGGGTCGCCTAGGAATTCCTAATTTCAAAAATCAAAACCCAATTTCCTAAGTCAAGCGGTTGCAAAGTACAGCGTCATAACTGACCCGTCGCGGTTCGAACATGCGCGAACACAATCACGAATGCGCGAACATGCGCGAATAGCACACTTTAGCGAACAGTACAAGTTATTTAATTTTCAAACAATGCAAAAATTTTGCATTTTTATGCTTTACATTGTTTTTGTATTCTGTACAATGTAAGACATGCAGTAACGTTACTGCATGTTCAATTAACTAACTTAATAAGAGGTCAGATCATGAAAAGGTTTAAAGGTGAAACATTGCAAGCTAAAGTTATCAATGCGCTTAAAGCGCGCATTGAAAGCGCTAACAACGAAAACATGAAAAAAACGTTGATTGTTGAATTATCGCAATTCGAAAGTAAAAGCGCTATAGCAGTGCTTTCTGCTTTGCAAGGTCTCGAATACGACGTCGAAGCGCTATCAAAGCGCATTGCGATCAGCGATAAAGCAGATAGCGCTTTTATCGCTGTATACGCGCTGCAAAAGGTACGTAAAGCAATTTACGCATTAGCGCTTAAATCGAGCGCTAATCTTGACCGATATACATTCAGCATCGTTAAAAATCTTGTCGAGCTTCAGAAGCTCGACAATTTGAACACTCAAAGAACAATTTGTAGCAAAATTGAGCTAGACGAATTACAACAAGCGCAAGTTGTAAGAGTCTATCACAATTGCGCACCTTCGACTGCATCGACTCAAGCTAGTAGTACTCGCATGATGCTGCAAGCGCTTGCTATATGCGATGTTAGCAAAGGGAAGAAGGGCGACTCTATTAGCTTTGCTGATAGCAATATCAGCAAAGCAATGCAAGAATTATTTGCTAATTAACTTAGTTAGTCGGTAGTTATAACGCTACCGACTAACTGATTAACCGAAAGGGTGAAATCATGATGTACATAAAATCAAGTTTTCTTAATGACCTGCAAAGGTCGGTCGCTAACGACGAATACTTCATTAATCGTAACGAATTGTGCGATGCTATCGTTTACGATAGCAAACTGTTATTTGACAATCATCATGTAGTTTTGTTTGATGCTGAATCAATTAACGAATATTACACTAACGAATATTTTATTATCAGAACAGAAAACCGCTTTACACTGTTAGCGATTGCATCTAATAATAAAAATTCGTGCTTACTTGAGATAGTAGAATTTTCGAATTTCCCGTTATACTCTGAAGCTATGCAAAGAATGCTAGATATCGAGAACACAGATTTTTAGCGGTCTTAAATGGTCGAGCGATATTTATTCTTCGCTCGACCGATTTTGTAGCGTAGCGAAGTCTTAGAAAATGCAGAAAGGGCTGGTGGCCCTGCCTTCCTCGTTCCGGGATCAAAATACCATCCTTATACCACCAGGCCCCCCAGATTCAAAATATTATCCTTATACTTCCTCGTTCCGGGATCAAAATACCATCCTTATACCACCAGGGGCCAGACCCAAAATATCATCCTTATACTTCCAGTAACGTGCATAAAAATCGACAAAATTGAACACGTCCAAATTGGGAGAGGGGAACTTGACCTGCGTCCTTATACTTTGTACCTGTCGCGCCCGAGCTTCGCTCAACAAAAAGCCGCCTTGTCGGCGGCCTTTCTTGGACTCAGCACTTCAAATACATTATTCGGCATTGTCCATGCAATAAGCCCAAGTCATCACTTTGGCGTTCTTGAGGTCGGTGGCCTTGTCATAAGTGTAGTCGATGGCAAAGCGCCACACGTCGGCATTCCTGACGCCATTCTGAATCATGCTGGAATACAGATCATAATAATGCTGCTTTGTATCGCCATTCATGCGTCCTAAATATACCTCGCCTGGCAGCATGGAAACAGTCTGACAATATTCCATGAGTGCGGCATCCTGACTGTAATCGCCGGCATGAGCGGTAAAGTTTAGGGCGGCAAAAATGACGATTGCGATGGTTTTCTTCATGTTTCTCTCCTCAAAATAAACCCCGCCATAAGCGGGGTGTGATTGACGTTGCAAACTATGTCACTCGCCGATTAGTGCCTCAATTTGAGCGAGCTTTTCCGGTGACAAATTCTTGAGCTTTTTGACGAGCACTTTACTGTCGCCTTTTATGACGCGCTTTGCCATGAATTTGCCGCCGTTGACGCTTTCAACATTGTCCAACAGAACCTCGATAACCTCGCCTTGAGTCAGAACGAATTTCTTGGCGAGTGCTCGAAGTTTGTCCATGTGCTCTTTTGACATGATCACGGTTCGACGCACCATGCCCTTTTGTTCGTAAAAGCCTTTCGACTGATCCTGACCATCTCTCATGTTTAATTCTCCAAGTTGTGTAGCGTTTCGATTATTCGATTATACGTACAATTCACTTAGTATGCTAACTTCTCACACATAAAAACGCCCCAAGTGAGGCGCTTTATTAAAACAGTGTCACTTTAGACGAAGCCGATTGAACTTCCCTCGTCTGTTTCGACACTCTCTGAATCTTCTTGTGACGATGCAGATAGACCATATGACATTTCCTTGAGCAGTAGAAGTCCAAACAAGGCGAGTGGGTTTTGAAGCACTACCAGACACACGATGATCGCGGCAACGATAGCGATATTGAGCAAAAGGGCTTGGTTCATGAATTTATTCTCATTCAGCGGTGACTGATTGTGCCATTAAATAGGCGGCGTGTCGAATTTTGAAGCACTCATTATGTCTAGCGCCTTCATGTCGCTTTCCTTTGTTGAAATCCGTATGCGCGGTAGTCAAAATCGACATCGACAATGTTCTCGCCGAAACCCTCTGTATCTTTGATGATTGAGAGACGCTGTGCGGCGTGCTGTTTGGTATAGTTGTTGAACGGATCGTTGAAGTCAACGATCAGAGCAATGTTCGGGCCAGTCTTTTTGGCTCGCAATCCGCGACCGATGCGCTGACGCAACGCAACCTCTGCCTTGCCACCGCCGGCCAACACAATCAAGCCTACCGCAGGCACGTCAACACCGACATCCAGAATGGTCGTACCGATCAGTACGTCAATCTTGCCCGTGGCGAGGTCATTGAGCGCTTTCTTGCGTTCGACTTGATCGTTTTCGCCCTTGATGAACGCAACGCGCAGTCCCTTTGTTTCAAACATGCGGTGAAGAATGTCACCATGCTTGGTTTGCTGAATCAACACCATCGAGGACAAGCCATACACGACGGCCCGCGCTACTTCTTTGACGATAGCCTGGTTGCGCTCTTCGTTGTTGACGATGCCGATGCGGTAGGCGGCCTGCCAACTCGTACCGCGCATCAGCTTTTCTGGCTTCTTTTTCAGGTCGATGATCTTGAACTTTGGCGTCGCCAGAATACCTCGGTCAATTAGCATTTTCTCCGTGACCTTTATCGCAATCGGGCCAGATGATGCCATCAGACGCATGTTAGATTCTTCGTCTTCCTTCATGAACGGCGTTGCGGTCATAGCCAAACGGTAATGCGCGTTCTTGCAATGGCGTAGAATCTCGAAGTAACTGTTACCGCTCGCCTCATGTGCTTCTTCTAGAATAACGAACTCAAACTTGCTGAGCAATGCGATAGTCTGATTGCGAATGCGTATCTGCTTGTTCTGAGTCTCAATGTCGTCGTCAGGGCATGGTTCCTGTAGTCGGCTTATGAGGGTCTGCACCATGCCAACACTCATTTTCTTGATGAACTGATGACCTTCGGCGTTGATGTGACCAAACTGTCCATCACCCAGTACCGAACAAGGTATACCAAGGTCTTTCTCAAACGTCTCCTTCATTTGATACATCAGAAGCGAGCGCGTGGTCAGAAACAGGGTAGAGCGGTTGATGCGAGAATATGCCAAACGAGCACAGCGCGATTTGCCACCGCCTGTTGCCACTTGTGCGATAATCTGACCATGCTTCACCAAGCGTCGCACCACGTCATACTGATAATCATAGCGAGGGTCATCTGGAAAGGTGTCAATCTTAGGGTTCTCAGGGCCAAGCGTGGTTGGCAAGGGCTTGCGAACATGCCTGACCTCATAACCCTTGCGACGCAGATTTGCCGCAACAAAATGCACGAAGCCGGCAGGGAACTGACCGCTTCTGAAGTCGAGAAATGATGAGCGACCATC